ACGCGCGGCGCTTCAGGTCGTTGCTCCGCGTCTTCAGACGCTGGAACAACAGAACCAAACCCTGCAGCGCAAGCTGCAAAAGGCCCAGATGGTGTCGATCGAGAGTATCTTAGATGCCCAGGTTCCGACGTGGCCGCAGATCAACCTGAGCCCGCGTTTCAAAAACTGGCTGCGTTTACGAGATGTTTACTCGGGCCAAGTACGAAGTAAGCTACTGAACGATGCACACGCTGCAGGCGATGCCACCAGGGTAGCAACGTTCTTCAAGGGCTTCCTCTCCGAGGAAGAAGCCACAGGGTCAACTGAGTTTCTGCCGCGCGCAGAGCCGTCGCCTAAAGCCTCGCCTCATACGCCGTCAGTCGAGCTTCAATCGCTCACAGCCCCTGGGCACGCACGGCCGGCCGCTGGTTCCTCTCCAAACGCGCCCGTTGACGGACCCATCTGGATCACACGCGGACAAGTCAAGCAGTTCTACGAGAACGTCCGGAAGGGCGTCTACGCATGGCGGGAGCAAGACTACCATAATGATCAGGCGATCATTTTCGATTGCCAGCAGCATGGCCGCATTCGATAACACGGAGGACATAGATGTCCTCCAATACTAGGAGGACACAATGTCCATTCCGAGCGGTGCTTTCCCCGTTGCCCCGGCAGGGGGTACGTCCATCTACCCGACCGGTGGTACCGGTAATACCCTCCAGGCGACCGGGTTTATCCCGGAAATCTGGAGCGGCAAGCTTGTGGAGAAGTTCTACGCGAGCACTGTTCTTGCCGCCATCTCGAACACTGACTACGAGGGCGAGATCAAGAACAAGGGCGATCGTGTGAAAATCCGCACCAAGCCGACCATCACCATCCACAACTACTCTGCGGATGAGTTGCTCCCCCTTGACCGCCCGTCCGGCGGCACTGTGGAGCTTTACATCGGTAACGGCAAGCTGTTCTCGCTGATCCTGGATGACGTTATGGAAATCCAGTCGGACCTGAACATCCTGTCCATCTGGTCCGATGACGCGGCCCAACAGTTGAAAATTCAGGTCGACACCGATGTTCTCGACGGCATCGTCAACCAGATGGTCGCTGCCAACCGCGGTACCGCTGCTGGTGCCATCACGGGCAACGTGAACCTTGGAGTGACCGGTTCGCCGCTCTCCGTGGTCGCGCGCGATCCGACCTCTGGTGAAGTCGAGCTTCTCGACGTTCTCATGCGGATGGGTCAGGTCCTGGACGAGCAGAACATTCCGGAAGTCGGCCGCTGGGTCGTCATGCCGGCGTGGGCTGGCCGCATGATCAAGCAGAGCGAGCTTCGTCAGGCGTATCTGTCCGGTGACAGCGTTTCGATGCTGCGCAACGGCCGCTTGGGGATGATCGACCGGTTCACGTTATATATCAGCAACCTGTTGCCGAACAACAGCACTGACAACGTGAACTTCGCTGCCGGTGAGTGGCCCATCTACGCGGGTCATGCGCACGGTCTGACGTTCGCCTCGCAGATTTCGAAGGTTGAAACCCTTCGGTCCGAGTTGACCTTCGGCCAAATCCTGCGCGGTCTGCAGGTGTACGGCTATCAGGTCGTGGACGGCCGGGCGCTTGTCCAGGCTCAGGTTACCCCGGGCTCGTAACTGGGCGGTGACTTAACGCCAAATTAAAGCCCTCGGAGTACACCTCCGGGGGCTTATTTTATGGGGTGAGCTATGGCCTACCTGACCGTCGGCGATTACCTGAAAGACGCGCGCACCCTTCTGCAGGATCGGGTGCAGCCCTACCGGTATAGCACAGGTAGCCTGGTCCACGGGCTCAACCTGTCTTTGCTGGAAGTGCGCCGGATGCGCCCCGACTTGCTAGTTGGCTATCTCGATACGGTGCCGCAGTATGATTGGTCCACTGCGGCAGATGACCAGCCAAACACGGACATGGACGACGATGACAACCCGACCTGGAGTGAGATCGTTCCTATGGAGCAATCGTTCCGGAAGGCACTCGTTTATGGGATTTCCGGGTTCGCGTTCGAGCGAGATCAGGAAGATATTCAGACCGAGTATGCGACGGCCCACGTGATGACGTTCGAGAACATGTTGACTGAGGTTAAGTCCACGAAGGGCATGCAGCCTCCTAAGGGATAACCGATGAGTGAGAACCCTCTATACTGGCAGCCGTGGCCCGGCCCAACGGGTACTACGGGTCCTGAGTTTCTGGGCGTTACCGGGGCGGTAACAGGGCCGGCGTTCTTCGGCGTGACTGGCGCTACCGGGCCGACCGGCCTTCAGATTGTGCATTCTGAAGTCAACTACCTCTACGATCGCGCGCGCATCGAGCTTGTGGGCGCCAGTGACGCAATGATCCGCGCGGTGATATACGATATGTTTATTGAGTTCTTCAACGATAGCTCCATCTGGACAGAGACTATACCCGGCGAGATATACCCGTTGGTACGTGAGTACTACCTACAGGCGGGCAACCCGCAGAGCCAGGGCGATCCGTTCCCAGTGGGGCGCATCATACGGCTTGTCAGCGTGATCGGGGAGAACCACTTCCCGCAAGGCGCTATTATGCCCCAGCCGCCGGTTTTGTTTCTGCAGTTCGTGCCTAGCAATCAGCTTGGCGTGCGCGTGACGGTCATCAAGAACGTGAAGGCCCCTCATGACGGTGGCCTCCCGCACGTTCCGAACCATATCGTGGAGAAATATGAGCCTTGGCTCCTTGCCGGTATCAAGGGCAAATTGATGCAACAGCCGAACCGGCCCTACACCGATGTCAAGACGGGTATGCTGCAGTACCAACTATTCCGGCAAGGTGTGAATATGGCCCGCGTTGCGGCTTTGCGCGCGAACACGTTGGGCGGTCAGTCCTGGGCCTACCCGCAGAACTTCCGTACGGAGAGCCAGCGCGGGTGGGTCGTGACGACTGGCAACGAGTTCCGGTTCTAGGGGGTTACGATGAGCGAGTTGCCGGTTACTAGAGTGGATATCCAGATCGCGAACAACGTCTGGTGGGACGACCAATTTCAGTTTGGCGAGCCGGATGACTTCACCTGGACGCTAAACGGTATGAACTTCTACCTGGGGATCAAGAACCGGTTCGAGGACACGTCGGCGTTCTTGACGTTCACTAGCCTTGCCGGCCAGATCGTTGTTCAAGACCCTATCAACCGCATCTTGGGGATGCTTGTGCCGGATACGACGCTTCGTAACGGGACACCGCCGTTGCCGCCCGGCAAGTATGTGTATGACTTGATCATGGTGAATGCGTCCACTGGCCAGACGGACGGGCTCATGTACGGTGAGCTTCACGTGAAACTTGGCGTTACCACAGGACCAAGCTGATGCCCGTCACTCGTATACTTGTACCGCTCCCTCAGCGCACCCCCTTCCCGCCGATCCCGGTCTATCCGGTTCGTGTTGTCGGGCCGACTGGCGTTACAGGCAATACCGGACCGACTGGAATGACCGGCGCGCAGGGGCTTGCAACGAACACCGGCGCTACAGGCGTTACCGGACCGACAGGCTCGGCAGGTGTGGCGTCAAACACAGGTGCGACCGGACCGACGGGTAACACTGGCAACACGGGTAACACTGGCAACACGGGCAACACCGGACCGACAGGTAACACCGGGTCTACCGGATCGTCCGGTGTTGCTACTAACACTGGTGCGACTGGCGCGACTGGCGTGACTGGCGCGACAGGTTACACGGGTCCCACGGGTGCGGCCGGCGCAGGCGGCGCTGCTGGTGCAACTGGACCGACAGGTCCCACGGGGCCGACTGGTATTACTGGTCCGACCGGCGGCGGAAGTACCGGTGGCAAGGGTTTCGCAGCGACATTGAGCGGCAACACCGGCCCTGGCGCGAGCTTCGGTTTGATGCCCTTCAATACAAAGACGTTTGACATAGGGACGCTTTTCAGTACGACCACGTTCGGATGGACCCCGCCATCGGGCCTTGTGCATGTCAACGTAGTACTCACAGGACAGGCGACGCTATCGAATACGACCTATGGAGAACTCCAGGTTGAGATTTTGCGGGATAGCACTGTGATCGCGTTGGGCGGTAGCGATACTCCGCAACCCGGAGGAGCAGAAACGGCGCATATTGGAGCAACGCTTTCGGTTGTTGACCTGTGTAACGGGTCTAACGTGTACACGGTGAAGGCTGCGTCTACAGGCACTGCGGCCGTTACGGTCGAGGAAAATAACTCCGTGTTCTCTGGTCATACGGTTTCTTAGGAGCGATACTCTAATGCCCCTTTCTGTCCCATATCAAATCCCTATCCCGTTGCGCGTATCAGGGCCACCGGGTCCGACAGGCGTGACAGGTGCTACTGGGCCGTCGCCTGGGTCGACCGGTCCTACGGGGATGACGGGACCGACCGGCGCTCAGGGAGTGGCCGGGACCGCCACAAATACGGGTGCGACCGGGCCTACTGGATATACTGGGCCGTCTGTTACCGGCCCGACCGGTGCTGCGTCAAGTGCGATTGGACCGACGGGTTACACCGGAGCGACAGGGTATACGGGCTACACTGGGCCGGCTGGCACTGCGGCAAACACCGGCGCAACAGGGCCGATTGGCCCTGCCGGGGTTACTGGCCCGGCCGGCACCGCCTCCAGCACGGGAGCCACTGGCGCTATTGGCCCGGCCGGCGCAACCGGTCCTACCGGTACATCAGGTATTTCGACCAACACGGGAGCGACAGGTGCGACCGGATATACCGGACCTACAGGTCCGTCGGGTATCAACGGGTCTGCCACTAACACCGGAGCGACGGGCCCGACCGGATCGTCGTCGAGTGGCGGCGGGTACGGCAACGAGGCGGCATATACGGCTCCGCCGGGGGTCACAGGAGGATATGATAGCAGCATTACCGGTGTGACCGGTGGTAACAGCGATACCTGGGCGGCCGGCGGTACCGGCCCTGCCGGCAGCACTTCGCAGCAATTGATCTTCACTGCGCAGACGAACGGCGACGGGTTGGTTTCAGGCGTGTTCAAGAACATTTCAAATGGTGGTGCTGGGGGCACGCATGGGTTCCGTTGCACAGCCCGGTTCCGGCAATGGTATCCTAACAATGGCGGTGGTACTCAGATCGCAGGTCTCGTGGCGTCGGATGGCACGAACTACTATCAGTTCGGGTTTGGCACCGCTAGCGGGGACGGTGTGGTATTTGCGAAGGTGACCAGG